ATTCAACATGACGTCAACAAAGAATAACAGTATTTGTTGCCGCCATGCCGTTTTCAAATGCGACAAAGTCGTTGATGGCGCTCGCTGCGTCAGTCCTTGGGCAGCAGCGGAACCGACATCAGTGATGGAGGAGCAGGCGGTGCTGACTACCATAAGCCTTAAGTCAGTTTTCGGACACATGAACCGGTGTCTGAGCGGTTTTAAACATCAAGCCGCAAGTAAGGTTCTACATGGGTGTTCACTCACGCCCATGGACCAGCAAACGCTGGCGGCTAGTGAGTTTTCCCGTAATTATGCAACCACGATTACGGGCCAGGTAACACTGGAAGCTAGTGGTGATCACGATGGAGTAGACTTTAATGCTCCACCGGGGTACGGGTTTGGCAGCGCAGCCCGTGATCAAACGCTGTTCTTCTCTCCAAGTGGGCATGATAACTTGGAGATAGGTTCCCTTCAATGGAAGGAGAATCAGGAGATGTTTAGTCATTTGAGTGAAGCCAACACCCAAATGATATATAAACAGCCCGAAATGGCTTTGGTGGCTAAGATCAAAGAAATGCCACCGCGACATCTGCATGCTTTGGTGCTTGCAGATGGGCTTGGTCTTATGGGCAACTGTAAGAACAAGGAGAGAGTATTCCAGCAATTACAACTAAAGCTGGATCTTGTTGACATTCTTTGTTATGGATTGGATAACACCGAGGTTGTTCAAAGAATGTGCAACAAGTGGCGTTTGGCCGATCGTCAAAAACAACGATGGCCGGCAACGCCAGCTCCGCCCCCTACTCCTGAACACTTGAAGAGTATGCGGACGGAGTTGATGAAGGTAGCGTTGGCACGCTACTTCAATGCCAGATGGATCACCGAGCGTAGCGGTGGGTTGTGTAACATCCGTTCTACGCCCTCTGACTTTAAAGCTATAGTTGGAGGTGAAATGCCTGTCGTTGGACAGGTACACAAGCCTGTCACATGGGCTCGTGACTGGCAACAATCATATGATTGTTGGTCGCGTGAACATGTATGTGTGTGCATTTCTTTTGATTTGCCGCACCGGGTTTGCAAAGCATGTGCTCGCATGTGTTCCTGCCAACCCCGGACGGGTTTGTGTATGTGTGAATGTGTGTGTGTACAAGAAGTGCATGCACAAGCTGGTGAGGAAACTACCACCAGCACCTCTGTTGATGTAGGTCATGCCGCAGATGAACGACAATCCGCCGGGATGCGAATGGCTGAAACAGAGGAGCCTCTTGAGACCCCTGTTTTGCCGGGGCAAAGCCAACGAGTGTTGGACATTTGTGCTGGAGTTATGCGTGACATAACCCCAGCGGAGATGTTTTCTCGTTGGAACCACTTTATGAGATTTAAGTGGACAACGGCAAATAAGGGGGATTGGATCATCGCCCGGTGCGATGTGACAAAGCAACTGCAAGCTTGCCCCTTCCAGTTGCCTCGCATGTTGACCATTCATGCGTTTTTCAACTGTGATTTGAAGTTTAAATTGCAGTTGAATTCTAACCGTTTCCAAGTGGGACGGTTGGCAATGGTCTGGGTGCCACCTTCTAAGGAATGGTTGCTGGATGAAGCTACCAATCCTGGAAGTGTGGAAGGGTACACCACCATGCCACACGTCATAGTGGATGCTGCCCTTAACACGCCTGCGACATTGTCTGTGCCTTTTGCACAGGTGCGGAATTACATCTCCACAATGTCAGGGCGTGACACCATGGCCAACTCCCTTGGGAGATTGGCAATTGTCCAGTTGACTGGACTGTATGTGCCCACGGATGCTCCTGGGCACGTGCAAGGCACTGTGTGGATAGCTGCTTCTAATGTAGCTACAAGAGTGCCAACAGCCTCTCACCAGTTGTTTTCCACACAGGTGATTGCTCAGGGTGAAATAGCTGAGCAGTTGTCTAAGACAGCTGGGGACCTTGCACAACGGACTGTCAGTTCAGCGGTGCGGACTGGCCTTCGGGCAATACCAATCCTTGGGAATTTGTTGGACCGTCCTCTTAATTACGAGTGGATGGCACAGCGACGACCTTTAGGATTGGGGCCGTTGTGCTTGGGGGATGGGGGTGATAGTGCAGTGAGACTTTCATTGCACGTGCACCGCGAGCCCCAAAATCGCTACAAGGGGGGAATGCAGCAAATGCATGCGGCATATTTAACCAAGATGTCGTCAGTAGTTTTGCGGTTGAAACCGAAGTGGTTGACTGGCGAGGGGGAACAACGATTCTTCCTTCCCATTCATCCGCGCCTTTCTGCCCCCCCTACGGACCTCAAGAAACAAACAGTTCAAGCTGGTTACTTGAACTATGTTTCTTCCATGTTCCTCTACTGGAGAGGTTCATTAACATTCCACATTGAGGTGGTTTGCCCGTATTTTGCCACAGGAAGATTGGCATTTACGTGGCTGCCTGATGTGGATGCGAATGTCCTCCTTGGGAGGGAGAACATGGACGACTTGACCGCTTATCCGACCGTCATTCTGGATATAGCGGAGGCAAGGGAGATCACTTTTGATGTCCCATTCATTGCCACTACTCCTGTGAAATTGGTGCCGACCATCGTGCACACTTCGAGTACGCAATTTTTGTACTGCTCGGAGAGTTCAAATGGGGTGTTGGTGGTGCATGTGATAAATGAGATGGTTTCCCCCCCTTCTTCGGCTGATTATGTGTCAGTATGGATTTGGCTTTCTGGCGGTGATGATTTTGAATTGATGGTACCCGCTGGCCCCTTCGATGCCGTGGCTCCACAGGTGTTTTCGGACAAGCAGGAGTCACTAAAAAAGGTGGTGAGCGAGTGGGTTCATTCAAAGGAGCCAGAGAAGAAGATTGAAGTTGAATCTGAAGTGACATATGATGAGAAGAAGAAGAAGTCCCAGTACACGAAGAATCACCGATACTCTTATGACACTACGTTGAAAGACTACGTGTATGACAGAGCCGGGCGATTTAAGTGGAACGGAACATCTTTTGAAGTGTTCGCCCAGGGTGATGATGGTAGCAATTCTACATTGCTGACCACTCGGACGGACCTCTTCTTCAATGGTGGTGTGCCATTTATTGGATCCAAACAAAACACTAGTATTAGTGTGTTTGGGGAAGATTTTATGGATTTGCGCCCGCTATTGAAGAGACGGATGTTGGTGACATCCACACTAGAAGGAAAGGAGGATGCTGGTGGGAACAACACCACTGTCATGGCCATGACATTAACGGTCACTCCTTTAGTGAGCATGACAGGGCAAAACCTGTTACGCCAAAAGCCTTCTAGTGGGGAAGAATGGATCTCAATTGCGGTCGGAAATATGACTGCTAATCCTGATCTCGTGCGGAATGTGACCGCAACGCCGAATCTCGATTTTGTTTGTTTCAATGTAAATAATGATTCATTTTTATCTATGATCTCACGCATTTTCACATTTTATTCAGGATCTCTTCGTTATTCCCTCGCCACCACCTCAGACGCCACCACTATGGGGTTGTTGACTGCAGAGTTTGTTCCCGGGCCCAGCGACGAATTTGGCCTTAAAATTAAGTGGTCTTCACGTGCTGCAGAATTTCAAACGACAGCATTTGCGGAGCCACGAGGGAACTTTGCTTGTGTGGTCGACAACCGGGCCCTTAACCCAACTTTGGAAGTTGAAGTCCCCATACAAGGTCTATACGATCACTTGTATGTGGATATGCCAACTGGCCTTAACAAACCGGCTCAGTTGCTTACTTGTTCGCCTGGTGTTTTATGCATCACTAGTATGAAAACACGCGTGCAGGAAGCAGCTGTGTCGTGGGCCAGTGTTGCCCGGCTTTATGCTGGAGCAGGCAATGACTTTCAATTGTATCTCCCCGTGTGGGCTCCCCCAATCCAACGTTATTTGGGGCGATCTGCACGAACATCAAAGGGAGTGGTTAAGGGCCTTGATTTTATGAATGATGGAGTGGTGGCACAAATGGGGTGGTCCGATATAATCCCTTATATGCCTAGCAAGACAGTTTGTGGCATTGCTGGAGCAGGCCTCATTGGATTTGGTATGTACAAGATGTATGCACGAATCCAACGAGAAGTCACCCGCTTGAGTAATGCCATGGATGAAAATCTGACAGGCAGCCGAGTGGCCATTGAGACGATGGGAATGGAGGTAGCACGAGTGAGTGAGCGTTTGACATCAACGCTCTCCTCTTTCGAGGGGTCAGTTTCTTCGACAAGTACTGACTTTGGAGAAACTCTACGTGCAGTGACCAGCTTAACGAAGAATGCTGGACACCTCCTCGATAAAGTCCATGATGGCTTGCTTGGCATTTTAATGGATATTTTTGGACCTGAGGGAATGAAGGATCTTGCCCCCCACAATTTGATGAATCTCATTTTCCTTATTTATGATGGTTGCACTTTGCGATCAAATACTGATATTGTGATTTTCATTGGAAAGATCTCAACAACTTTGCCATTTTTGAACCTCACCAAATCTGTGATCTCATATTTTGCCTCGCTTCCCGAACACCCCAATATGGTGACTGCTCAAGGGGGTATGGAGACATTAGCGGACATATTTAAGGCAGTTTCAGCTGCGCATGTGGCCGCTGGTTCTGTGTTGGTAGTGATAGTGTTGTTGTATTGCCAGAAAATGGTGACAACCAACCGCACTTCACTGCTTTCAGAGCTCCAGAATCCCCGGACGGTGTATGTTGCCAATATCATTGGACGTGATGTTCTTGCCACGTTTTATGATTTGGGGAAGATCTCCATGTCTCTGTTCGGGATAACGCGGGCATATCCCCTTCTTATTGATCTCATGGATAAGGTGTTGTGCTTGATAAAGGGTGATCTTACCGAAGCGGAGCAATCACGTGCTGAGATCAAACACATTAGTCATTCTGTTGAATTGTGGGCGGATGGTGTCGTGCGTATGAATCAAGATCAAGTGCGCATGCAGATGAGCCATGACTCCCGATTACAACGGGAGGCCCAACGACTTTTCTTCGAGGGGAAAGAGCTATACGTAAAAACTTTACGGGAAGGCATCCCCCCGGGGGTTGGGCGGGCGTTCACCAAAATGCTCGATGTGGCCAGAACCTTGGATGGAATTGCCACGCGATCAAAGGACAATCTGGGTTTCAGAAGAGAGCCATTTTGTTTCGCGATTTGTGGGAAGCCAGGTCTTGGCAAAACGGCATTGATCATGAAGCTTGCATGCTTCCTAGGAGCCGTTGAAGAGCATGGACGCCCCAATGACTGTTACCCACGTTCAACAGAAGACGAATTTTGGTCCAATTATACAAAACAGCACATCACCCTTTACGATGATTTCCCTAAAACAAACTCGCAAGAAGGGAATAGAGTGATGAGTGAATTTATCAATGTGAAATCATGCAATCCTTATCCTTTAAATATGGCTGATCTCCCCGATAAGGGCCTTCATTTTACCTCAAAAATTATTGGCGTGACCACTAATTCCCCGTATTTCACTCCCCCCTCAATGTTGGAACCCGGTGCTTTCTTACGCCGGCGAGACGTGCTTGTGCGAATGCGTGTGGAAGGGCAGCTCGATGATGGGCACACTCATGCCAATGCCCGTTTTCGGTCCATGAACCCTCTTGTTGATGATGGCAAAGGTGACGAAATTGACCTTTGCGGTCTGCAGGACTTGCTGATGAAGAAATTCATCAAGCATTGTGAGAATGAGGCTGTGAGATTAAGGGCTATTGGATTGAAGATGGATGTTGTGCTTGGTGAGTTTGATGGCCTGGCCAGAACGTGGGCGGAGCAAAAACTTCGGATGATCTTTCCCGATGATTTTGTGTCAGCTCCTGTTGTGAGCCAAATGTTGATTGAATGTAGAGATGATGAACAATTTGCTGACCAAATCCATCTTTACACTCATGTGATTGAGCATCCTTGTATTCAAAAATTGTTTTTGTTCCACAGATGGGGCCGTATGATTAAGCAAACGTTTAATTCTGTGCTATTGGCCTTTGAAAGTGGAAGAAAGGCACTTTTGGATACGAGTGTTGCTGGACAAGCTGCCTTTTTAGCTGAAATTGAAGCACGTCGGAGGGGAATGACCACAGACATTCTATATGGGGTTGAGTGGGCACGCCAAAAGTTTGGGAATGATCTCATCATCCCTCCTGAATATTTTACATTGATCTCAAGTGTTACTTTTGATGTAAATAATTTATTGTTTGCCGAGGCACAAGTGGGAGATGAGCAATTATCTTTAATTCCTTCCACTAGTGCTGAACCCCCCCGTCGTCCTGTTGTTTTTCGCAATGTGTCTGATGTTGAATTGCCCCCTATGCCATTGGCCAGATGTGAACGTGCAATGTTTAGTGATTTATTGCCACCCCAACAAATGCTGCTGCCATCGTACGCTGAGCTCGCATTGACTGCTGATGCTATAACGCGATCTCCTGAGCCCATCAGCGCTGCAGAAATGTTGCGTGAACGGTTTTCTCCTGAAGAATGGGAGATTATTGCTGTGGCTGCAACACGCCCCGACACGCTTGCTAAATTGGCAAGTGAAGATCGGAGAATTGCGCAGTTATTAGCTTTTAACCGTGGGGATGGTCTTACTGATCGTGAAATTCTAACGCGTGAATATAAAGCATCAACCATGGTGGCTTTGCGTCGGCAGTTGGCAATGATTGGAGGCACAGCAAGAGACATCTGGACTGACCATTTTGCTGGGCGTGAAAATTGGTGGCGTTCTCTTGGGTTGGTTGCGGCAGCATGTTTGCCAATTGGGTTTTTGGTGTGGTATCTGTGTATCCGCACGCCCAGTGAGCAACACGAAGCTGACGATGACGAAGGTCCCATCATTGAGGATGTTGAAAGCGGTGTTGGCAAGCCGGTGGGTGGCCATAATCGCAGACAACAAAAGGATGGGAGTATGGGTCGGCATGATGAAGTTGTCCTAATATTGGACGAAGACGCTGACCCACAGCTTGAGGAGCAATCCCCCCCAAAGAAGGATCGTGATTGGTCGCGCAGCAAGAAATTGCGGCGAGGACCAACACACGACAAACGCGCACGGAAGGGGGCCGCCTTTCGTAAGCGCGGGGGGTACACTGCTCAGTTTGATCTGGATGCGGATCAAAATCTTGATGACATGATGAGGAAAGTGAGAGAACGCCATGTGGTTGAGATTGTGTGCGAACGGGGTGCTCGCAAGATGGTCATGAGTGGAATTGTTGTCGGGGGACGGGTGGCTTTATTCCCAGCACATTATTTTATTTTATTAGACTCATTTAAAGAAGATTTAGATCTCATTTTAATTGTTTCTCCTCATAATGCTACGGGTAGCACCATTCCTAAAAAGATCTCATTTAAATATTCAGAAATGCAGGTGCGTTATTATGATTTGATCTCAAATGCAACAATTGACCTCTGTTCTGTGCTTCTTCCCCCCCAGGTTGGTGTTTTTGCAAACATCAAGAATTATTTCCTAACGGATGACGATATAGATGCTAATTCCCGTTGTGGTTTTATTCTTGATGTGTACAGTCCTCGCCCTGATGGAAAACGGCGCATGATTAAAGGCGATGCGTCCCTCTCCCGGTCCACTGACAACTATTGTGTCCGGTACAAAGCTAGTTTGGACCACTCCGAAGAGGCAATGGTTCTCACGGATGCTTGGTACATGGCCAACGTGACACATAAGGGAGAGTGTGGTGCTTTGTTTTATGTGAAATGCCCACATAAAACAACGGGACGCATTGCTGGTATGCACGTTGCAGGCAATGGGAACAACTATCGACCAATGGCCTATTCGATAGTTATTCCCAGAGAGACGGTCGAGGAGGCACTGGAAGCATTCGCCAGTGAAAATGCCATAGCATGTGCTGACGAATTGCCAGTAGCTGTGAAGGAGGGGTCTACTGTCGTGTGTCAAGGAGCCATTGAGAACTTTGGCACATCGACTATTACAATTAATACCCCACGGAAGAGCTCTTGGATGCGCACGGAGGTCTGGAGTGAGGAGATTTTTCCTCACACTAAGGATTTAAGTGTGTTGTCCAATAGAGATCCGCGTCTCTTGAAGCCTGTTAAGGACATTTTGTGGAAAGCGGTGCTTAAATATGGTGAAGGAAGTGGAGGAATTAGCAGCACAGAATTTAATGATCTCACAACATATTGGTCTCAAGTTTTTAAAAATAATCTCACCCCCTATGAAGGCCCCCCCTTATCTTACTCTAATGCCCTACATTGTCCTGATTGGCTGAAAGAAGTTAGTGAAATGGACCCAAAAACGTCAGCTGGTTTTCCATATGTTGTGATGGGAATCAAGAAGCGTGACATCTTTGCTGATGATGAGTGTGGAATCATTTCACTGGCCCGGAAGAATTACGATGCCCGGTTGGAAAGCGCTCGAAAAGGAGAACTTTATCCCACCGTGTGGATGGATGTTCTGAAGGATGAAAGAAGGAAGATGAGTAAGATAAGAGAGGGTGCCACTCGGTCTTTCATTATTGCCCCCATTGATCTCAATTTATTGATTCGTAGTTTTTATTTAGAATTTGTAAATAATTTAATGCAAGCCCGCCATGTATTGTGGATGCAATTGGGCATCAACCCTGAAAGCTCAGAGTGGAATGTCCTGGCAAACCGCTTGGTGGCCTTCGGTGGTTGGGATGGCCTATTTGATGGCGATTATAAAAATTTTGATGGAAAAGTGCATCCTTGGATGTGGATTTTGTTTGCCAAATGTGTGAACACTTGGTGCGCAGATGGTGTTGAGAATAGTCGTGTTCGCATGACATTGGCCCACCAACTGTGCAATCGGTTTTCCATAGCTGGCAACACCGAGTACTTCACAGTGTTCGGAAATCCCTCTGGATGCGCCCTCACCACCGCCATCAATTCCTTCACGAATGCCACTCTGCTGAGGTTAGCTTGGTATAGAGTGGTGTTTGCGCGGCGTGGCTTGCGTAGTTTGATTAGTTTTGATAAGCATTTTTTAGATATTAATTTTGGAGATGATGTCGTGTTTGCTGTGCGGGATCTGGATGAAGAGTGGTTAATGGCCTGGCTGCTTGAAATCCAAAAGATGGGGCACACATTCACTGATGGTGGAAAAGAAGGGCCCCCCCATAGAAAACCACTTAGTGAAATAACTTTTCTCAAGAGGTTTTTCCGGCAATGTGATATTGACCGGGTATTCTATGGGGGCTTGGAGTGGGATTCAATCTACTCCATGGTGCACTTTGTTAAAAACAGAGGGCACTACCCTACTCTTTTAGCGGATAATGTAAATACAGCCATGAGAGCAGCCTTTTTCCGCGGGCGCGAGGACTATGATTGGTTTATTTCTCAAATAAAGCGATCTATGGTCATTGATCATTATGGCATTGATATTTTGTCGTATGACGACATGTATTTAGAAATTTTTGGTTTATTCACCCATATTTCTTTGTGACTTAAATTATCTGGTATTTTGTCACAAATAGCTTAGTTGTATTCTGTATATTCTCTCAGTTTAGTGATTGAATATATAT